AGATTTTATTTTCAAAGGACCGTATGGAGAAGATACACAGGCATCTTTTATCAGCGCTCTTATTTCATTTGTTACAAAACTAAACGAAATAACTGGAGGCGGCATGAATGGAACTATGCCGTACGGAAATGGCGTAGCCCCTGGGCCTTACGCACCTGGACAAGCCCCGATGCAGCCAGCTCCTAAACCAATCGTACCGAGCGGATCGATCGCACCAAGCGCACCTGCGCAGTCTGTCGGCGCGGCAAGTCAAAAAGAACTCAATTTCAATCAGACTCTTAATTTCAACAACGACGGTTCGAACGCGCAAGAGGTCGCAGATGTTTCCGTTCGTGCGACTCGAAATGCATTTCGCGAACTCTCAACGCAAATGGTGTAAACATGGCAGACATCGGAGCACTAGCCTCAGCAGCCTCATCGATTGCGCAGCTTTCGAACCTCATCATCGTTTCGCCTCAGGCAACGCTGGGCTATCAGCCTCTCAACCCTCGCAATCCGATCGGAACACAGTCGCAGCTCGCGCAAGCGAAAGCCTTCGTGTTTCAGTACGAAGGCGAGCAGTCGATCACACTCGAAAGCGACATCACAGACCATTACGTCGAACAAAACTTTGCAGTCGCAGACCAGATCGCACTCAAGCCCGCGCTCTATGATACCTATGCCTACATCGGCGAGCTCAACGACGTGATTCCGGACTTCCTGCAGCCTCTCAAACAGGTCGCCGACAAGCTCACAACAGTGGTCGCTTACACTCCGAGACTCACCGCTACAGCACTCATCAACTACAATCGCGCTCTGTTCCTCTATCAAAACGGAACTAAGCTTTTGAATAACCTAGCAGACGCACCTGCGAACCTCGCAAACGCGATCTCAGGTGGAGGCCAGGCGGTCGTAGGTGAAAATGGACAGCTGACGACTGGCACCGCTCAAAACAAGCAGCAGTCGGCATTTCAAACTTGGTACAGCTACTGGCAGAATCGCGTTCTGTTCAACGTGCAGACTCCGTGGGCAGTGTTTCAGAATTGCGCAATTCGAAGACTGCGCGCTGTGCAGGGCGCCGAGAATCCTGTGGTCACAGACTTCGAGGTCTCTTTCAAAGTCATTCGAACAGCGCAATCGCTGCAGCGCGGAACTGGAAACGGCGACGCCTCTCTGCAAGGTCGACTCAATCAGATGGGATCGCTCGCAAAAAACAACGGCACGTCAGCAGGTACGCCAGGACCAGGGCTTGGAAGCTCGATCTCAACTCAAACGCAGGTGGGATGACATGCAACAAATCAAAGTCACAGCGGACGCTTTGCAGGTTCAAAACGTTGTTCTTGTGGACCAGACTTCGTTTTATCTCGAGCTCTACTACCGCCCGATGCAGCGCGGATGGTTTATCAACCAACTCAGCTACGGAGACTTCACAATTCGTGGACTGCGCCTTGTAAACCTTCCGAACATGCTCAACCAGTGGAGTAAGTCTCTGCCGTTTGGCCTGGCGTGCTTCTCTGATGAGAATCGCGACCCGCAGTTGCAAGAGGACTTCGTCTCTGGTGCCTCAAAGCTTTATTTTTTGTCGCCAGCAGAAGTTTTGGAATACACGGAATACCTGACAAATGGCGTTTAAAGCTGAAACAAAATTCAACCGAAACTATCAGCTGACGATTGACCCGGACGACCGACAGGGCGAAATCGTCGTCACACTTCCATTTACTATCGAAATCGACATCACCAGAACCACATTCAGCTCGAGAAACGTTTGTCAGTTGCGCGTTTACAATCTCGGTAAAGAGCAGCGCAACCGCATTAGGTTCGACAACTGGGCGAACCTTGGCAAACCAAAGTACGTTACTCTCAAAGCTGGCTACGGTGACAACCTTGTCGAGATTTTCAAAGGCAACATTTCGAACGCTTGGTCTGTTCGTGAAGGTGTAAATTTCATCTCGCAGCTCGAAATGTACGCTGGTGGCTATGGTGTGTCGGTCGGTAAAACAAGCTTCGGGCCATATCCTGCAGGCACAAATCACGATTTTATCATCAGAGACGTTATCGAAAAGGGAATCCCTGGTGTTTCCGTTGGAGCTATCAGCGGCGAATTCCTGCTCAGCATCCTTCCTCGAGAGCGGTCTTTCAGTGGTAGCGCTGTTCAAATCCTAAACGACCTGACAGGAAATGCTTTTTACATCGACAACGGACGCGCAAACGCACTGAAGAACAACGAGTACATACAGAACACGCGCTCTCTGCCTGGTATCAACGTCGCCACAAACACGATCATTGTAAGCCCTGAAACTGGTCTGCTCGGAACACCGCTACGTGAGCAGACGATTGTTCACTTCGACATGCTTTTTGAGCCATCGCTGAACGTTGGAACAAAAGTGAATTTGCAAGCTGAAACTGAAGATTTATTTAATGGGCAGTACGTTGTTAAAACTGTCAAACACCGTGGCGTGATTTCCGAAGCGGTCAGTGGCACTCTGATCACCACAGCAGAATTTCAACTTTTAGATATCAGCGCGAAAGGTGTTTCAAATGCCATCAGATGATTTGCCACAGAATCTCATGGTCAGTCAGCCTGAATTGAGCGACACCGTCAACGCCATTGTCAGGCGCGCTCTCTTGAATGTGAACTGCTGCCACATTGCAACGATTCAAAGCTTCAACGCGACACTGCAGACGGCCACCGCAACTATCAACTACAAAAAAGCCTTTTTACAAATTGACGAGAACGGCGCCAAAAGTCAGCGCCTCGAAGACTATCCCATCATTTCAAACGCGCCTGTGATGCTTCAGGGTGGTGGAGGATTTCAACTCACTTTCCCAATTAAAAAAGGCGATGAGTGCACAGTTTTTTTCAACGACCGCGATCTTGATAACTGGTACATGGGGAAATCAAACTCAGCTCCAGCGACTCTGCAGATGCACTCGTTCGGAGATGCGATCATTTTTCCTGGCATTCACTCACTCGCAAACGTAATTCTTAACTATTCGACGGACGCGGCAGAGCTTCGAAACAAAACCGGACTCTCTAAAGTTTCGGTTTCTGATAGCGAGTTGTTGTTGAAAAACGCAACGACCGAGGTTTTGTTGACTTCGTCGAGTATGCTCACTGAAGTTGGCCCGACGACATCGTCAGAGCTCACAGCAACCGGAAAGTTCAGTGTGACAAATCCAAGTGGAGAAGTGATCGCCCTGCTTTACGATATGATTCAGCTGCTAGCGACTTCGACGACTCCGAGCGGCCCTCTATCAAATGCTGCCGCAGTTGCTGCAAAGCTCGCACTTTTTACTACATTCAAAGCGTGAGGCGAAAATGATCATCAGAGCGACAGACGAAAACGGCGATTGGACTTTCGGCAAGGGCCGCAACAACTACCGAAAAGACAATCAGGCAGTGATTCAAAACATCGACTCGCGCCTACAGGCTTTTCTTGGTGACTGCTTTTTCGACCAGACCGCAGGAATCGACTGGTTCAACTTGCTTGGAAACAAAAATCAAATCGCCATGAATCTTGCAATCGCAAAAACAATCCTCACGAGCCGCGACGTTGTGCAGCTTTTGCAGCTGAGTGTGAACCTTGACCCTGTCACTCGTGCCTTCAGCGCAACATACATGGTCGATAGCGTTTACTCGTCGACAGTACAAACAACCGAATTTAATCCTGAAACAATTTGAGGTAACAAATGCCAAACGTACTGGACGCCGAAGGGCTACAAACCGCGACCCGCGAAGAGCTTGTGACATATTTCACTGAAAAATATCAGCAGATTTACGGCGACGACATAAACCTTGATTCGAACACACCAGACGGACAAATGCTAAACATCTTCGTACAGGCGATTCTCGATGTAAGTGATTTGCTTGTTGCTGTTTACACGTCATTCGACCCAGACCAGGCAATCGGAACAGTGCTTGATCAACGCATCGCAATCAATGGCGTCGTGGTACCGAGCGGAACTTACAGTGTGACTCCGATCACTCTCGTCAACACCGCCTCGGTAAACCTTTACGGAATCGACCAGTCCGAAGAGCAGGACGCGCAAGAGATTTACACGATTGCAGACAACGACGGAAACCGATGGCTCCTCATCGACACACAACTAGGACTTGCGGCAGGGAGTCATACTCTAGACTTCAGAGCTGAGGTTCCTGGTGCACAGCTGACGACTCCAAACACTATCAACGTGCCGATCACAATCGTGCTCGGTGTGTCGACTGTGAACAACCCAGACGTGCAAACAGTTGTCGGAGTCAACGAGCCGTCAGACGTTGCCAAACGCATGTTGCGAATAAAGTCAGTGTCGCGGCCCGCAGTTGGATACTACGACGCGCTTGTTGCTGAACTGCTCGCAGTCGAAGGCGTGACAGTGGTTCGAGTGATTGAAAACGATAGCGACGTCGAAGTCGATGGCGTACCGCCTCATTCAATCTGGGTCATCGTCGGAGGCACTGCAACAGACCTAGACATAGCAACTGCAATCTATCGCAAGCGAAGCGGTGGTTGTGGAATGCTCGGGGATCAGAGTTACGAAATTCAACAGACACCGACTCAGACTTTTACAGTTCGGTGGGATGCCGCGCAAATTACATATGTCGTAGTGAAAGCTGATATCACACCAATAGACGGTGTTTCATATCCTGACCTTGACGAGCTCCGTATCGCAGTCGCTGCGCAGCTTAACGCAAACAATCAAAGTTCGAACACAAACATCAACGAAGTTTCGACAATCATCCAAGGAGTTGATCCTAACGTCGTAACGACTTT